GTTACAAAGTTTTATTGGAATGAAGTTTTAGATTTTCAAGAAGACTTTTACTGCTGCCTACTCTTACATTGATGATGCCGTTGTAGTATTCGTCGGTTTCCAGCACTTGCCGTTGAAACTGCTCTCTTGCCTCGAGGTATGCCATCTCAGCTCTCGATTTGCAAAAATATAATATTTCCCTTTTAAAATTGGATTCGCCTAGTTGTTGTACATCATGATTGAGACTGTCTGAGCTGCCCCAGTATTGTTGCCAGTCGGATTCTTTCGTGCCTCTGCGTCTGTTTTTTTTGCCTTTGAGCGGTGGTTTAGTTGTCTTAAATTCAAAAAGTTTTTTGCCTATGTATTTTCGATTGTTGGTAAGATTGGTTATAAGATATACAAACCCGATGTAATCACTGGGCACTTTGGTCACTGGTTGGTTCTGATACATCCATGTCATGGTCTATGTTGCAAAGTCCCAGGGCTTGCAACAATGTTTCATTTTCAAAAAGCATGCCAAGATTGTAGCGGTTTTGCTGTTCATTAAATGGTGAGCACCAAGCCAAATCACTGTTCCTGCCATAAGCAGTGTAGTTATCGCCCAACGCAAAATGCACCACTTTTGTAGCTGTTAGTCCCAGTGTTCTACACCAATAATCCTGGCGGGCACTGTATTTTACCACATTGTAGTCCACAGGAAATTTTTCAATCAAGTCTCGGGCCAGGCCAGCACTCAATCGATTGCAAATGTTTTCGTCATTGCTCATTTGCATGGGATCATGGGGTTTTTCCTTGGTCATCCTCACAGCTATTTTGGCGCATTGTACAGGGAAAGTCTTGCTTAAACTAAAGGTAATTTGCTTGATGCAATCGGCTGCTAGATCAATTGAAACCGCACCGTTGCTGTTGGGCAAATAGATAAAATCCAACAACATCGGGATTCCTTGGTACTCGCATTGTTCGATCAACCAATCTAAATTGGGATGTTTGTCTCCGGTAAGAGCAAAAGGATAGCTTACTATGCAAGTATCGTTGGGTTTGAGATCGTCATCTTCGATGTAGGCCCAGTCCATGTTGGTTTTGGTCCAAATATCCATGTGCCACCAGTAATCGCCGCGAAACACCCGAAATCTACGATGTTTATTGGTGAGGTAATAGTTTATAAAACTTTCTTGCGTGCCAGCACTGAATCCTGTGTATCGGAATCTGTCAAAGTTGTCGAGCCGATACCTTGATCCCGATTTGATCCATTCTGGAAAAGCTGTTTCAAATGACTCCACTATCCATGGATTTTGTAGATGCTTGGCTACATTACAGTTTTGTACAAACTCAAGAACCTGCGGATCTTTGATACTGTTGCCACTACTGAAAATACTACGGCTGCGACTGCGTACCGCTTCAAATCTATCGTTGGCGGGAAAAGCCCACACGTACTCGCCTGGCACGTCAAGGCAATCGCGGGCACTGGCCAATGCAAGCACCCAGGCTATTTGCTTTATTTGTTGGATATTTGTGCTAGGAGTTGACATGCATTTACATAATGTTCATAGTCTTCGGCCCAGTTGGGATCATTGTTGTTTTTTTCATGACGAGTAGACAAAATCCACTTGAGAACCGGCACGGTAAAGCGAATCAAAAAATCACCATTGGGTCCAAAAAACAAACAACTTTGGTAAATCTGTTTGTCCACAGACTCAAAATAGCTGTGCCATATCAGTTCTTCTAAGTCATAGCTATCTACCACGATGCGGCTCAGTGTGAAACTACGGTCTCTGGTTATTTGACCATCAGTGACTTGAGTGTCCTCGGGCTTTTTGTCATAGTGTGTGATTTTAAGTTCGACTGTGTCTTGACTGACTTTGGGCAAGTCAAAGTAGAATCGTGGCTGCACTGGACCAGCATACAACTCCCGATGGTTTACCGCGATCCTGCATCGCGGATCATCAATGATGTCAGAAAATTCAAGCACTAATTGCATTCTTTCATCGCCTCAAATATATCCCAGTTATCAAACAATGCCACCAAGGAAATGCGATTCACAAACATGTTGGGATCAAAGTCAAGCTTGTATGCTTGCAGTAAATTTTTACGATTGTATTGTTTCCAAGCCGTATCGCCAATCGCAAATAGCACACATTGGCTGCTATCAAGTCCCAAGTGTTGGCATGCTTTAATTTGTTGACTGCCATAGACTTCGTGGACATAGTCGCTGCGGAATCTTGCCAATAACTTGCGCCCAACGTAGGCACTGAATGTGTTGTTGTAATTGATACTGTCAAGGAGTTTTTGTCCATCAAAAGTGTCGCTGCGAGTGTATCTTACCCCAATCCTGAGATTGGCAACAGGAAAAGCCTTGCTGAGACTAAAAGCCACGGTGTCAATGCATGAATAGTTTAGATCAAGAGTGATGTCATGACTGATGGGATAGTAGCAGGCATCAATCAACACAGGAATACCCAGCTCTTCGCATCTAACCAACATGCTGTGAAAGTCCGGAGGCATGTTGCCAGTGTCGCAGAATGGTACACTCAGCACCAAAGCATCTCCTTGTTGCAAAGGAGCATGTTCGGTGACAAACTGCCAGGCCGTGTTGGTGCTGATCCAGGTCTTGATATGATAAAAGTATTCACCCACTAGGCAACGCATGCGTCTTTGCCGATGTCGCCAGTAAAAACTGTCAAAACTTTGTGTAGTGCCAGCACTGAAATCGGGTCTAAAGGCGTCTAGGCCTATGATTTTGTTAGAACGATGTGATTGTAACCACGGCAGCATTTCATGTACAAAAAGTTCTAGATTGTCCTGACAGGAAATCACATCATTGAGGTCCATGCCAGGTGTGATGCTAGACAAAAATGTCTTTACGTTTGGATCTTTGACAGCTCTAGAACCCTGCCATAAAAAATCCACCAACCGTCGCGCCTGGAAAAAGTCAGTGGTTTCTTTGGCAGCAATGGCCCAAGTGAGATGATTTGCGAAATTAGGCAACATCTATGTCGGTGCTGTAGTTTGTAAAACCGTTTTCTTTGATCACACGCAGGATGTTTTCCACACGCCCAGCAAGTTCATCTCTGTGGCTCACCAACCAAATAGATTTGTTGCGATCGCGACTCATCTTTTTCAACAAGGCCAAACTGTTTTCGACACCCTGTGTGTCCATGCCAGAATCAACCAGCTCGTCTATGAACAACACGTTGATGGGAGAATACAGACTTTCCCATACATCGCGGAAGGCCCAGCTCATGCTGAGTATGAGACGATTGCGCTCACCCCGGCTGAGGTTGTCAAAATCTAGATCGCGACCCAGCTCAGTGATTTCCACCGAAAGGTCGTTTTGGAAAACCACTTGGTGTGGCAATCCAATACGATCTAGATACCATGTGAGCCGGGAGTTGAGATAGCTGAGATTTTGCTCAATGATTTTTTTGCGAACAAAGCTGTCTTTGTTGGTCAAGAGTTTCAACAAAAAGTCTTGGTGCTCCTGCACTCTAGTTAGATCGTTGAGCGTGGTATAGTCCACGGTCTGGAGAGCCTGGCCTTTCATGTCATCGATCTGTTCCCCATAGGGATCAATCTCGTTTTGACGAGTGTCTAGGTCACGTTGTAGGCTGTCTAGGCTGTTGCGATGATTCAAGGCCTGCTCCAGCGTGTCGTAAAAAACTCGGGGCGCAGATCCCAAGTCACCAAGATCGGTCAAAGTCTGCTGATGCTCTTGCTCTTGTGTTTGGTTTGCCAGCACCTGCAGAGCCAGTTCTGTCAGTGATGCTTGTTTGGCTTGACGTATTTCTTCTTGTTTGGAATCATGTATGTCTTGGCCACAGGCATAGCAGCGATGCTGATCCAGCTGATCAATGTCGGATTTTAGTTGCGCGATCTGCCGATCCAGCTTGGCAAGTTCAGTGCCAATGGTTTTTAGCCAACGATTACATTCGTCGATCTGATGCTTTTTGGCATAGAATATTTCAAGATCACGATGTGCTTGTATTTCTTGTTCGATGTCAATGTTGGCAAGGCTGTCAATGGCCGCAGATATGCGAGCACAGTCTTCTCGTTGTTTGTTGAGCCATATGGTCTGCTTGCGTCCAAGAGCTTCAATCTGCTCTTCGATGCGACGATTGGCTTCTTGAACCGCACGTATGCGCATTTCTTCTTGGCTGATGGAATCCTTGGTGGCACGGTTGAGTTCTTTGATGCGATCAGCACGTTCGCTGAGCATGGTAATGCCCAACAACTGTTCAATGATGATCCGTTGGTCATTGGCCTTGAGCGAAAGGAATGGTTCTGTGTAGGTGTTGAGAGCAACAACATGCCGAAACATATCGTGGCTAAGTCCTAGGATGCGTTCGATTTCAACCTGTGTTTCACGGCTGTCGCCTTGGGCCGCGTCTTCAAATGCCTGTTCCTGGCTATCAACATAAAATTTTAAAACACCAGGTTTGCGTCCTCGCTCGATTTTATAGTTGATTTGATCTATGCAAAATTCCAAACTCACCAGCATGTTTTTATTGTTGGTCTTGTTGACCAAGTTGTCACGCTTGATGTTGGTCAAGGCTTGCCCAAACAGAGCATAGCTCAGGGCATTGATGATGGTGGTTTTGCCAGTGCCATTTCGACTACCGTCGCCACCAAGGTCAAGGTTTTCACCCAGCACCAGCGTGAGATCCTGCCGATCAAAATCAATGGCCTGAGTAGCATTGCCCACGCTCATAAAGTTTTTGACAGTGAGGTTTTTGATCTGTATCATAGAGTTTGGTATATTTCCAACAGCAGTTTGGGATCGTAAAACTCGCTTTCGATTTTGGTAATTTGATCGATCACGATTTGATCCACGCTTTCAAATTTTACATCTCCGGGTGCGAGATCTTCTTCAACACTTGAACGTTTGTTTGGAAGCAGGGCCATCTCTCTTAGGTTGTGTTTTTGTACAAACGTTTCTTTGATATAGTTGGCTTCTTCGTAACTGATGTCAATGTCAAGATTGATTCTGACATGCATGTTGGGCTTCAACAGGTTATCAGCCTGATCTAAAATGTCACTGAGATTCCATACATTATACATGGGTTGTTCCGGCCATGCATAGAATTCGGGTTTTTTGCCCCACTCAAGTATCATGGCACCACGTTGATCGTCACCGGCGTCGGCAAAGTTGTGTGGAAAGCAGTTACCAATGTATCTCACGTTTTTGCGCTGTTGTCGTAGATGGAAATGACCACTGAATGCATACTCAAAACCTTGGAAATGTTCCACCTGCAGATGACCGTGATCTGGCATCTCGACCATGGCATTCATTTTAAAGTGTGGTAATTCAAAATGTCCAAACATGTACTTGGATTGATATCGCAGCACTTTTTTGTGATCATCGCCCACCAACCATGGGGCTATGACAACATCGCCTTCGTGCATCCAATCGTTGCAGATCCTGATGTTGGGGATATGTTTGGCCCATTCCACACCGTGTATGTCTCTACGATCTCGATAGTAGAGATCATGATTTCCAGGTATAAAGAAAAACTGGGAAAACCCTTGGCTGAGTCGTTCCAGGGATCTAAGGCTAAAATTCAAGGTCTGGAGATTAATGCTGGCTCTGTGATGGTGCCAATCGCCCAGGAACATCCCAGTGTCACATCCATGTTCGCGCCCTAGGTCCACAGCCCATTGCACAAATTTTTCACAGTCAAGATTGTGAACAATGCTGTTGCTTTTGAGCCCAAAGTGTATGTCTGTGAACACCAGGGCCTTGCGAAACAAGTTGGCCATGTTACTCTTCTGATCCTGAATTCGTCTGCTGGTTGCGTTCGCTGTTGGCGTATTGTCGAGTCCAAGAAGGATTCAGACCATGCATTTCCAGGATGTCGTCGCGTATGTTTTGATTTTTCTTTTCTATGTTGAGGATTCGTGTGAAACTGTTGGTTATGGCAGCGGTATAATAAGCAAAGGGGTTTTGACTCTTGCTCTCATCAAACTGCAGACCGATTTGGCTGAGCTGTAACAGGGCCTGACCGCGCATTTCTTCGTTGTAGGTGTAGCCACGCCAGTTGCTGCGTGTGGCATAGCGTTCGCACAGCTTGATAAACATTTCCGCCAATCTTCGTGTCATGGCACCGTGATCTCGGCTGTAGTGCCCGCTGCCAAGATCTCCACGCCAGTGGCTTTTGCCCACGAGATAGGGCACTCGGCGATCCGTGATCCTGTAGTGAAAGAATGGAGGGAAGTTCACTCGCACATGTGTGGGATCCAGCACTGGTTCTTCTGCGTCAATGACTTCTTCTTCTGATTCAAAAATGTTGTCGGCAAAGTCTATGATCTCGGCTAGGTTCTTCTTTTTAGTTTTGCGAGAGGGTTTTCTTGGAGCCAACGGGATATGCTCCCAGGTCATGACTCTAAACACCAGATCTGTGATCTCGATGTTTTTTTCCTTGACAGGTTCTCCGGTTTCTCGTGTGAGACGAGCAGCTCGATTACGCCGAGCTTCAGCCACTGTGCGCTGATTGATCTTGCTCACAGATGGCAGTATGATGTCGTACTGATGATCCAGCTTGGGGTCAAGGAAGCTGCAGTATGAGTTTTTGCTGAGATGGATTTCTTTCAGTATGTCGCGATTGTTGAGATAGTTTACCTTGGGAGGTGTGGTGATAGACAAAGGGTTACTCCTAGAATTCATTTAATTATAACAGAAAACAACGCTGTGTCAACCTTAGCGAGTCTGTAACAACCAGGTTTTTCTACCCATAAATACATTAAATCGAGTAAGGTCATGGCAATCACCTGCGCAATACTAGCTGGTCAAGTAACAAACGTTACCAACGCTGTCCAAGAACTGGCCAGGAGCGTGGGTGCGAATGGTCAAAGAGTCAATGCCCCCGCTTTTCAGAATGTGCGAGATCTCACTACGCTGTTGGGTGTGTTCCAGGACATCAGATCCACGCTGTTTGATTACGAAGCTGAACTGCGGGACGTTAACCTAGAACAGGTCCAGCTCAACTGCGACACATCGGCCCAGCGCCAACAGCTGGCCATAATATCAAACTATCTCAACACTGTGATACGAACCATATCACAGATAGAATCCAACCTAGCCGCAGCACGCGCCGCCGAAAGTTCAGCCGCGCAGGAGAGGCCCACAGCCACTGCGGCGCAGCAAACCACAACAATAACTACCTCAACACGGACTGCCACGGGTAATGTGCAGCCTCAGACCGCGGCCAACACCACCACGGTCACGAACCAAACAGGATACCCCGCCACTGGTAATGCTGCCCCAACAGTTGGTGCTAGCCAGGTCAAAACTCAACCGGAACCAGTCACTGATGATGCAGAACTTGACAAATTAGTAGACGACCTTGATCAAGACCTTGCTACACCATTTGGGGACGATGGTGGTGCTGCCACAGAGCAGCTGGCGCAAATACAGGCCGATGCCATAAATGCGCGGGCCCAACAGGCCATCAACGAGCAAAACAAAGTCATAAATCAAGGCGATTGGCGCGTGAGATTGAGCCTAGCCAGCGGTGCTGACTAT